CAGTCGCGTATAGTTCGACACATTTCAAACGAGTCCCAAATGAACCAAGACACATTCAACACACTACTGGCCAACATGGAAACGGCTGGCGCAGTAGACAAGAACACGCGTGAGCTAATCTTTACGCTTGCCAAGATCATCGACGAGGAACGCACGTTGCAAGACATCGTCGACAGGGAGGGCATGGTCTACGAAACGCATGGCGACAAAGGCCAGGTGATGATTAAGACGCGCCCGGAGTATACCGAGCTGCAAAGGCTGCGCGACAAGAAGCGCGCCTTCATTAAAGCGCTGGGTGTAGGCAATGCCGAAATGGATGATCCGGATTTCGCATGAGCGCGTTGCGGGCAGAATACAAGTTCCACCCAATCAGCGGGTGGATATCGCGTCACAAGGAGTTGCAGCGCGGCGTTAGCTGCATGGATATCGACTTGTTCTATGAGAATCACATTCGCGGCTTTTGCTTTCACCTAGAGTTTAAGTATCGCGGTGAGCAGTTCAGCGAGGCGCAGCGCTCGAACATTGCCATGATTGCGGATGTGTGGTCGAAAGCGTCAGCCGTGCGCCATTTCAGCCAGTACACCACAAAGCATGATTACCTCGGCTATTTCGTGGTGATGATTGAGGGCGACAGGGTAAGCAACGAAGACGGCGTTGACGTTGTCAAGGTTTCCGCTTACGGAGAGAAGGTGCAGGAGTGGAGTTTTGACGAGGGCGCAGAGGATGTATTACTGAAGATTTGCAATGGGCAGCTACTATGACAAAGAAAAAGGTGATCACGCCGTCAATTGGATTGAACGGTACTGCACGCACGTCAAGGGCGCGCTTGGCGGCGAGCCGTTCATATTGGAGGACTGGCAGAAGAACGACATCATCCGCCCTCTCTTTGGGACAATTCGCGAGGATGGTTTGCGTCAATACCGGCAAGCGTACATTGAAGTTCCTCGGAAGAATGGCAAAAGCAATCTTTGCGCCGCCATCGCCCTTTACATGCTATTCGCTGACGGCGAACCAGGCGCTGAAATTATCTCAGCAGCGGGTGACCGTAACCAAGCGCGTATCGTCTTTGAAATCGCGTCGGCCATGTGCGCGACCAACCCAAAGCTATCCGGACATGGAAAGGTCTTGCGCAATACCATCGAGTACAAGAACAGCTTCTACAAGGCCATATCAGCCGAGGCGAACACAAAGCATGGATTCAACGCCCATGCCGTCATACTCGACGAGCTGCATGTTTTCCCTGATCGTGATTTGTATGACGTTCTGAAAACCTCAACCGGCGCGCGTACTCAACCGCTTGTCATCGCGATCACTACGGCTGGCCATGATACCAGCTCCATTTGCTTTGAATTGCACGAATACGCCAAGAAAGTCAAGGAAGGAAGCGTGGACGACGACACCTTCTTGCCAGTCATCTATTCAGCCGACAAGGACGACGACTGGACGCAGCCGGCAACATGGGCAAAGGCAAACCCTGGTTTCGGCACAATATGCAAAGCGGACTATTTCGAGCAGGAAGTGAAGCGATGTAAGCAGAACCCGCGACAGATTAACACCTTCTTGCGATTGCACCTGAACATTTGGACAGCAAGTGAGGAACGTTGGATTACCGACAACGAGTTCATGCGCGGCGCTGAGGACGTTTCAGAGGCCCATTTGAGGACTTTACCATGTTACGCGGGAATGGACCTTGCCAGCACCAAAGATTTGACCGCAGTGGCTCTTATTTTCCGCGATGACGCAAAGGATTGTTTCTACTTAAAGTGTCATCACTTTGTAAATGAAGAGAAGGCAAAAAGTAAAAGCCTGAGCGGTGGCATTGATTACCACCATTTCCAGCGTGAAGGGTTGGTTACAATCACAGAGGGCAACGTCACAGACATGATTGCGGTGCGAAACCACATTATAAAGTTGGGTGAAACTTACGATTTGCGCGCGCTGGCTTATGACCGATATATCGCGCACCTAGTTGTTCCGTTCTTGGACGGCATCGAGTGCCAGCCGTTCGGCCAGGGCTACGCGTCTATGAGTTACCCAACCAAACAGTTTGAAGTTCTGATGTGTCGCGGCGACATCTTGCATGGAGCGCACGAGGTCATTCGCTGGCAGATGGGTTGCGTACACTTGGCACGCGATGAAGCTGACAACATAAAAGTCACCAAAAAGAAAAACAGCGAAAGCCAAAAAGTTGACGGCGTTGTAGCCTCGATTATGGCTATGGGTTGTTACTTTAACAATGCACAGGAGCAAGAACCTCTTCTTGAGGTGCTGAGTTTGTGACAGGTTTAAGTTTTTTGGTTATAGGGCGGTGCGCAACGGTGCATCGCCCTATTTTTTACCTTGCAACATGCCCAACCGTATACAGAAGTTTGTTCAGCAGGCCCGCGCTAGAGTTGGGCTTGATCGCCCACAAGATATTTTGGCCGCTGTCGGCCTCTACGGAGTGACCAAAGCGGGCGCGAATGTGACCCACGACACAGGGATGCGCTTGTCGACTGTCTACGCTTGCGTGTACAAGATTGCCAGCACCATCAGCAGCTTGGGCCTGAACTTGTATGTAACCAACGGCCAGCGCCGCGACGTTGTACTGGACCATCCAGCCATAGACGTTTGCACGTTTAGACCCAATCCATACGAAACGCCATTCATGTTTTGGGAAACGGTTATTTCCAACGCGGTTCTAAAGGGTGTTGGCTACGCTGTCATTCGACGCGGTGCGGGCGGCGTTCCGTTAGCTATGGAGTGCGTAGATACCGACCTAGTCGAGCGCAAAGTGATTAACAACTCTGTGGTGTTCAAGCTGCAAGACAATACAATCGTGCGTCAGGAAGACATGTTGGAGGTCTGCAACATCTATCGGAAAAGCCCGATTGACTTGCACCGCGAGAACCTAGGCTTAACGCAAGCCGCGCAAGACTACGGATCCGAATACTTTGGCAACGGCGGACAAATGACGGGCGTACTATCGTCGGACCAGCCGTTGAAGTCTGAACAAATGCAGATGCTCCAAAAGTCTTGGAACGGGTCCATGACATCAGCCGGAACGAAACTTCTACCCTTTGGATTTAAATACAACCGCATCAGCATCGCGCCGGAAGAGGCGCAGTTCATTGAAACGCGCAAGTTTCAAGCTGAAGAGATTTGCCGAATCTTTTCTGTCCCGCCTGCGCTGGTTCAGTTGGAAAGTCAAACGACATACAACAACGTCGAACAACAAAACTTGCAATTCGCCAGGCATACAGTGTTGCCGTGGGCAAAGCGCATCGAACAAGAACTCGCGTCCAAGCTGCTCACGTTGCAAGAAGCAAGATCACATTACTTCAAGTACAAGCTCAACGACTTGTTCCGGGGCGACATGCAAGCTCGATCACAGTTCTACACGCAGATGCTGCAAAACGGCGTGATGAACATCAACGAGGTGCGGGCAACGGAGGAACTCAACCCAACATCTGGCGGCGACACGCACACCGTGCAAGTGAATCAAATCGCGCTGGACCGCCTAGGCGCATACTCTGACAAAATCTCAAGCGATGACAACGGACAATCACCTTCCTAACTACGTCAAGCGCACCTTGCACAACATCAGCAAGCGCAGCGACAAGGCCACCTACATGCAAATTGTGGCCATCTACACCAACACTCCCGGCACGGATCAAGAGCGCGTGTCAGAGGTGCGCAAGTATCTCGACGGCGTAGTTGAGCGCAAGCAACAAAAGAACGTCGACAAGGGCGTGCAATACCGGAAGGCGGAAATGCGCGCCAACGAAGACAACTTGATTGTCGAAGGATACGCAGCGGTGTTCGACAGCGTTACGGACCTCGGACCATTCCAGGAGCGCATCGCGCAAGGTGCATTCTCTGACGTATTGAACGATGATGTGCGGCTACTCATCAACCATGATGGCGTGCCATTGGCTCGGACCAGCAACAACACACTTGAGCTATCCGAAGATGATAACGGGTTGTACTATCGGGCGCAGTTGAGCGACACGCAAGCGGGCCGGGATTTGTACACCATGATTAAGCGCGGCGACATCTCACAAAGCAGTTTCGCGTTCACCATCAAGGAAGAATCTAACGACGCTGATGGAGTGCGAGTTATCGAAAAAGTGCGCCAACTGATAGACGTAAGTCCCGTAACTTACCCGGCATACAGCGAGGCGTCGGTAACGGCTCGTTCTGAACAGAAAAAAGAAAATGACTGATCTCCCAATCAAGGACTTGCAAGCACTGCGGTCCCAATACGTCGACCAGCGCGAAGACGTCAAAAAATCCGCTGAACTCGAAGAGCGCGACTTGTCAGATACTGACGTCGCAGAAATGGAAAGACTCGCTTCCGAAATCCGCAAGGTGGACGTTCAATTGAAGGTCAAGCGCGAAGATGCAAAGATTGCCGAAAGCGCGGTTTTGGCTGGCGAGGGTTCACGCTCAGAGCAGCGCGAGATGGCCCGCATGAACAAGCGGTTCGACTTGGCTGGCGCAATGCGCGACTTGGCCCAGGGCAAGCGCGTGACTGGTGTGGCTGCTGAGTACACCGAGGAGGCCATGCGCGAGGCGCGGAATTCGAACATGACCATCAAGGGCCAGCTGTCCATTCCTGCGAGCGCCATGCGTACGTTGGGTGATGCTGGTGAGTTTGGTGCAGGTTCTGCTTTGGTCAACTCTCCTGGCTTTGTCGGTACTAACGTGACCGCCGGCGTGGCTGCTTTGGCCGCTCCAACGTTGTTTCAGTCAATGGGTGGACGTGTCCTTAACGGACTCACTTCAAACGTGAACGTGCCAATCGTTACGGCTGCTGCAACCATTGCTTCTGCTGCTGAGGGTGCAAACGTTTCAAGCGCAGCGTCTGCTGTTGGTGCGCGGAACCTGACTCCTACGCGTTACGGTGCGTTTGTGACTGTCACAGAGCAACTGATGATGCAGGGCGGACCGGCTGTTGAACAGTTGATTACGAATGACATGATCACACAGCTCAACCGTCAAATCGACAAGGCCGTGTTTGATACCATCATCGGAACTGGTGACGGAGACAACGTTGGAGAGGTAAGTGCCGCTCAAATGATTGTCGGCGAAGCTGCCTTGATTGCTGCTGGTGTTGACTTGCGAAACGTTAAGGTGATTGCTGACAGCGTTGCACACGCTTTGCTTGCTGACGAGCCAATCGTTGCAGGAGTGAACCCAGCTATCGACCGCACAAGCGCGGGCAACTTCAACGCTTTGGGTTA